ATTTAAGTAAACAAGGAATTGAAGAAAATAATATATATGAAATACATAAACAAGATGATTTAACCAATAAAATAATGAAAGAAAGATACCCATATTTAAAAAATATATATAAAGATGATAAATATGGTTATTACATAAAGGAGGTAAATGATGAAGAATTATGTAGTTAAAGCATTAATTGATTTTAATGATGTAGAAGAAAAAACTGAAACAGGTGCAGATACACCAAGAACTGCTAATGTTAGTGTTTGGAATTGTACAAAAGAAAGATATGAATATCTTAAAAGTAAAAATGCAGTAATGCTAGTGGGTATTGATGAAATAAAAGAAGAACCTAAACCAACAAAAAAGACTAAAAAGAAATAATAGATTAAAAATAAAATAAAGGAGGTGAGTTTATGGGATTTTTTGATTTTATAAGAAAAAGAGATGATGGAACTACAACACCAACAACAAATCAACAAGAAGCATCAACACCAGTAGTTAGTGATGTGTTATTAAAGGCATTATTAAATAGTGAACCAATAACAAGAGAACAAGCATTAACATTACCTGCTGTTAGTGGTGCAGTTGATTTTATTTCAAATATGATTGCTTCAATGCCAGTTAAACTTTACAAATATAAAGATGGAAAAGTTGAAGAAAAAGAAGATGATCCAAGAGTAAAATTACTTAATGGAGATACTGGTGATACATTAGATGCTTTTCAAATGAAGAAAGCAATGGTTGAAGATTACCTATTAGGTAAGGGTGGTTATTGCTATAAAAGAATGAATAGAAATGAAGTAACTGGATTATTTTATGTTAAAGATATATACATAGATGCAATATATAACTATAAACCAATCTATAAAGATTATTATGTATTAGTTATGGGTGAAGAATATAGTAAATATGACTTCATCAAACTATTAAGAAATACAAAAGATGGTGCAACAGGTACAGGTTTAACAAATGAAGTAGGTAAAGCATTAGAAACTGCATACAATACACTTTTATATCAATTAAATATGGTAACAAGTGGTGGTAATAAAAAAGGTTTCTTAAAAGCAAGTAGAAAACTAGGCCAAGATGAAATAAATATATTAAAACAAGCATGGAAGAACCTTTATGGAAATAATCAAGAAAATGTAGTTGTTTTAAATAATGGTTTAGAGTTTCAAGAAGCATCTAATAATGCAGTAGAAACTCAATTAAATGAGAGTAAGAAAACTCTACAAGATGAAATTAATACTATATTTCATATTCATCCAAATGATTTCTACTTAACATTTAAGTGTGCTATTTACCCAATTGTTAAAGCATTCTCAACTGCTTTAAATAGAGATTTATTACTAGAAAAAGAAAAAGGAAAAATGTTCTTTGATTTTGATGTAAAAGAAATCATTAAAGCAAATGTTCAAGAGAGGTATCAAGCATACAAGATTGCAAAAGAAACTGGATGGATGACATTTAATGAAATAAGAAGAATGGAAAATATGAATTACATTGAAGGTATGGACACTGTTAATGTTGGATTAGGTGCAGTTCTTTATGATACTAATACACATAAATATTACACTCCTAATACTGATACTGTTGGTGATATGAATGAAGATACACCAGTAGATGAAAATGGTGAACCAATTGAAGAAAATCCTACTGATGAAGCAATTCAAAAAGTGTTATTAGATAAAGAATTAGATACTGCTTTTGAAGAAAGTGGTAATTCAAGTGATGCTTAAAGGAGGTGAGTAAATGGAAATTAGAGTTAGAGAAGATCATGTTGAAATTGAAGGTTATGTAAATGCAGTTGAAAGAAACTCAAAACCTTTATGGAGTAGAATGGGACAATTCATTGAAAGAATATGTAAAGGTGCTTTTAAAAAGGCATTAAAAAGAAATGATGATGTAAAGATATTACTTAATCATAATCCTAAAAGAGTTCTAGGTTCTACAAAAGAAGGAAATCTTGAACTAGAAGAAGATAACATAGGTTTAAGAGCAAGAGCAACTATAACTGATCCTGATGTAATTAAAAAAGCAAGGAATGGTGAGTTAGTTGGTTGGTCTTTTGGTTTTACTGATAGAGATGTAGAAACTACTATTGAAAGAGGTTTACCAGCAAGAGCAGTTAAAGATTTAAACCTTGAAGAAGTATCAATTCTAGATAGAAGTAAAACACCTGCTTATGATGGTACTTTGATAATGGCAAGAGAAGAAAATGGAGAAGTACATTTTAGAGGTGAAGATTTTATAGATGATGTTTCAATAGAAACTGAACATCAAGAAGAGATTGAAGAACAATCTCAAAAAGATGAGGTTCAAGAAGAACCAATTGAGGAAGTGCCTAAACAACAAGATATTGTTGTTGAAAATAATGATAATCAAGTAATTGATTATTCAGAATATGAAACCATGATAAAAGAAATGAAGGAGGAAGTATAACATGGAAAAAGAATTAATGGAAAAGAAAAATGATTTAATTACTCGTGCAGAAGAAGTATTAAATTCAGCAAAAGAGGAAAAGAGAGAACTAACTGATGCAGAAGCACAAGAGTTAGCAGAAATTAGAGATAATGTAAGAAGAATTATGAAAACATTAGAAATAAAAGGAGAGTTTGATAAAATGGAAGGAAATGCTTTGGAAAAAGAAGGATTACCTAAAAATGAAGTAAAACAAGAAGAAGAAACAAGAGCATTAGAAGAGGAAAAAGCATTTGAAGATTATATTCGTGGTGTTGTTACTAATGAAAGAGCAGCAAACATGACATTAACTGATAATGGTGCTGTTATTCCTACAACTATTGCTAATAGAATTATTAAGAAAGTATATGATATTTCACCAATACTTGAAAGATCATCAAAATACAATGTTAAAGGAAATCTAGAATTACCATACTATGATGTTGAAACTCAAACAATTAATGTTGGTTGGGCAACTGAGTTCCAAGAATTAGAAAGTAATGTTGGTAAGTTTGATAGCATCTCATTAACTGGTTATTTAGCAGGTGCATTATCATTAGTATCTAGATCATTAATTAACAATTCACAATTTGATATTGTAGGATTTGTTGTTGATGAAATGGCATATTCAATTCATAGATTTATTGAAAATACATTATTAAATGGTTCAGGAAGTGTAACAGGATTATCAACATTAACAAATGTTAAAAATGCTGCTGCATCTACAACTTTAACTGCTGATGAATTAATTGAAGCACAAGGCCAAGTTAAAGATGTATATCAAGGAAATGCAATTTGGATTATGTCAACTGCTACAAGAGATGCTTTAAGATTATTAAAGGACAATGTAGGTAGATATTTATTAAATGATGATATTACTGCACCATTTGGTAAAGTATTATTAGGAAAACCAGTTTATGTTTCTGATAATATGCCTGATATGGCAGCAGGTGAAAATGCTATTTACTATGGTGATATGACTGGACTTGCTACAAAGTTTAGTGAAGATATGAACATCCAAGTATTAAGAGAAAAATATGCAACTCAACATGCAGTTGGTGTTGTAGGTTGGTTAGAGTTTGATAGTAAAGTAGAAAATGCTCAAAAGATTGTTACTATCAAGATGGCTGGAACTAAACCAAGTTTATAATTTAAGTTTCAAATAGAAAACTAATGAGGTGAAAATTATGATGTACAAAGCATTAAGAAGTTTCAGTGGAAAAGTTTCTATGCACAAAGATGAAATAAAAGAAATTAAAGATGAAACAGTTGCTAATGATTTAGTAGATGCAGGGTACATTGTAAAAATTGAAATCCCTGAAAAAATTGATTTAACAGGGAAACCTATAAAAGATAAAGAATAAATATTATTTGTTGTTTAGGCAAAACTCCAAATAAAAGAAAGGAGTAACCATGAATAATATAGATAAAGTAAGTGAAATCACTTATCAAGATGTTGCAAATTACATTAGATTAAGTGAAGTTTCACAAGAAGATCAAAATACTCTTAATAATTTAATAAATATTTCTATTGCATACATAATGGGGTACACAGGACTAACACAAGCACAATTAGATGAACATCAAGATTTAATAATTGTGGTATTAGTGTTATGCCAAGATATGTATGACAACAGGACTTTATATGTAGATAATTCTAATTTAAATAATGTTGTTGATAGCATATTACAATTGCATAGTGTGAACTTATTATGATAAATGCAGGTAAATATAATCATAAGATAACAATATTCAAAGTAGTTCAAGGTGAGGATGAAGATGGTTTCCCAGTTGATACTGAGGAAATCATTCTTCAACCTTATGCCAATATCAAAACTACAAAAGGATTTACATTAATAAAAAATAATAGTGATTTTGAAAAGGCATTTACTAATTTTACAATAAGATATTCTCAAACAGTTGAAGATGCTTATTATAGTAGTGCTAAATCAAATAGAGATATGTTAGTTAGTTTTAGAAATAAGATTTATGAAGTTCAATATCTTAATAATGTGGATGAAGCATGTATTGAACTTGAAATGCAATGCAAAGAAGTGATGAAATAATGGCTAAAATGAATATGGTTTTACCTGATGATGTTATGAAAGATTTTAAGAAGATTTATAAAGATAGTGAAAAGATATTTGGTGAAATGACAAAAGCAGGTGCAGAAGTTGTTAAAAACAATGTAAAATCCAGTGTACCTATTTCTTCAATGGCTAGTCATGTTAAATTGACTAAAACATATAAAACTCCGAGTGATGGGGGAATAAATACAAAAGTTTATTTTTCAGGTTATTTACCTTTTTCAGGTAATAGAAAGACTTTTGTTAGAAGAAATAGAGCAGGTGGAAAAGTTTATACAACAAGTGCAGGTATTCCTGTTGATTTTCTTGCACAAGTTTTTGAATATGGTAGATCAAATAGGCCATTCCCTAAAAAACCTTTTTTTCGTAAAGCATTTAGGAAAAATCAAATAGAAAAAGCAATGTTAGATGCACAAAAGAAAGCAAGTGGAGGAATATTAGATGAATAGTTTAATAAAGACAATATTCACTAATTTTCAAGTTGATGGTGTTTCTATTCCAGTTGCATTTTTAAGATATGAAGGTAAATCTACTACTTATATAACATATCAACTACAAGATATGGACAATTCTTTTAGTGGAGATAATGAATTACTTGGTTATGTAGAATATTATGATTTTGATATTTATAGCAAAGGGAACTATTTAAATATTATTGAGAGTGTAAAGAGTTTAATGAAACAAAATGGTTTTATGTTTGAACCTAGTAGAAGTTCAGGAGATATGTATGAAGATGATACAGGTTATTTTCATAAAACTTTATGTTTTGCTATTGAGAAGGAGGAAATATAATGGCAAAGATAGGTTTAAATAATTTTAGATATGGTATTGCTACTATTGGTTCTGATGGATCAATAACTTATGGTGCAGCACAAAAACCAGGTAAGGCAGTTTCATTTAGTTTTGAACCAACTAAAAGTGATGCAAAATTATATGCTGATGATAGTCTTGCTGAAAGTGATAGTCAAGTAACTGGTGGAACTTGCACTATTGGTATTGATAGATTTGATGATACTACAATGGCAGCATTACTAGGACATACTAATGATGATGGTGAAATTATATCTTCATCTAATGATGTAGCACCTTATGTCGGATTAGGAAGAGTAACAAGACTTTTAATTGATGGAGTTCAATCTTTTAGAGTTACATTCTTATCACAAGTAAAGTTTAGTGAACCTTCACAATCTGATACTACAAGAGGTGAAAGTATTGAGTTCTCTACATATGAATTAGAAGGAAATGTAGTTGTTCCTGCAAATGGAGTATGGAGAATAGAAAAAACATTTACTGATCAAAGTGATGCTATTTCTTATCTTGAAGGATTATTTGGTGCTTCACCAGTAAGTTTATAAGAAAAAGGGTGGGAAATAATCCACCCTATTTTTTTATATAAAATTAGAAGAGTTTATACATAATATAGATAAATATACTAGAAATAATAAAAAAGTGCTAAATAGTGCTTTAAATGAAGAATTAGGAGGAAATGAAATGAAAGATTTTAATGGAGAGATAGAATATAAAGAAAAAGTATATAAATTAGTCTTTAATTTAAATGTTATGGAATTAGTTCAAAATGAATATGAAACATTAGATAAATGGGCAGCATTAACTGATGGTAAAAGTGGAGAACCAAATGCAAAGGCAATTATATTTGGTTTTACTGCTATGTTAAATGAAGGTATTGAAATTGAAAATGAAGAAAATGGAACTGATATTAAACCATTTACATTAAAACAAGTAGGTAGAATGATAACTGATATAGGATTAGATAAAGCAACTGCAAGTTTAAATGAAACAGTTATTGAAAGTACAAAGAGTGATGAAAAAAACGCATAATTCCTGATGAAGTTGAAGATGAAGATAGAACAATTGATTTTACATGGTTTCTCTTCATTGGGAAAACTAAATTAAACTTAACAATAAAAGAAACAGGAAGATTAACATTAAGACTATTCAACAAGTTATATAAACATTACAAAGATAATTTTGATTTAGAAATAAAATTAAAGAATGCAAATATGACTTATGAAGAGATATATAATAAATCACAAGAGAGTGATAAATGGTTTTAGTGTTTCAAATAGAAAATAAGTAATAAATAAATATTCTTATATGAAAGAAGGTGAAATTATGGCATTTGGTGGTTCAGTTAAATTAACTGGTGAAAGTGAGTATAGACAAGCAATTCAAAGATGTACCCAAGATTTACAAAATATGTCTAGTGCTTTAAAAACACAAGCAACTAATTTTAGTGCAAGTGATAAATCATTATCAAGTTCAGTAGCAAAACAAAAAGAACTAAATGATGCTATCAATAAACAACAACAAGCAGTTAATAATGCAAAGAGTACACTTGCAGGTTATTCAACTGAAATGCAAAAACAAACTACTCTACATAATCAATTAAATAAAGAATATAAAAATGCAGTTCTTGAACTAGATAGAATTAAGAAATCTAGTGGAGAAAATAGTGCCGAATATAAGAAACAAGCACAAGTAGTTTCTGAACTAGGTGATAAATTAACTAATAGTGCAATGAAACTTGAAGAAAATAAAAGTGCAATGGCATCTTTAAAGAGTGAAATCAATAACTCTAATAAAACTATTAATGCTGCTAAAAAGGAATTAGATGAACTAGGAAATGAAGCAGAAGAGAGTGGAGAAAAGGCCAAAAAAGGTGGTGAAGGTTTTACAGTCTTTAAAGGTATTCTTGCTAATTTAGGATCACAAGCAATAATGAGTGCTATCAATGGTTTAAAAAATCTAGGTGGTTCAATTGTTAATGTAGGTAAACAAGCAGTTAATAGTTATGCTGATTATGAACAATTAGTTGGAGGTGTAGAAACTCTATTTAAAGATAGTGCAGGTATAGTTGAAAAGTATGCTGATAATGCTTATAAAACAGCAGGTATGAGTGCTAATCAATACATGGAAACAGTTACTTCATTTAGTGCATCATTATTACAATCACTAGGAGGAGATACTGAAAAAGCAGCAAAAGTTGGTGATATGGCAATTACTGATATGAGTGATAATGCTAATAAGATGGGAACATCAATGGAAATGATACAAAATGCTTATCAAGGTTTTGCAAAACAAAACTATACAATGCTAGATAACCTTAAATTAGGCTATGGTGGTACAAAAAGTGAAATGGAAAGATTACTTGCTGATGCTGAAAAGTTTAGTGGAGTTAAATATGATATTTCTAGTTTAAGTGATGTTTATGAAGCAATTCATGTTGTTCAACAAGAGATGGGAATAACAGGAACAACTGCTGCTGAAGCATCTCAAACAATTCAAGGTTCAACTGCTGCAATGAAATCTGCATGGCAAAACATGTTAACAGGTATGGCAAATGAAAATGCTGATTTTGGACAACTTGCAAGTAATTTTGTTGAAAGTGTGGTAACAGTAGCACAAAACCTTATACCAAGAATTACACAAGTTATTACTGGTTTAAGTGATACTATAACAACTATGTTACCTCAATTAATTCAACAAGTTGTTCCTTTGATACAACAAAATCTACCAATTATTATTGATGCAGTTCAACAAGCAATTCAAAGTATTATTGCAGTTTTACCTACAATAGTTGATGCAATTGCACCATTAATACCTCAAATAGTATCAATGCTTATGAGTATGTTACCTCAAATCATTCAAGCAGGTATTCAAATACTTTTATCTTTAATAAAAGGTATAACTGAGGCATTACCTGATTTAATAAAGATGTTACCTCAAATAATAAAAGATATATGTAATACTATATTAGATAATTTAGGTTTAATAATTGATGCAGGTATTGAATTGATTTTTGCATTAGTTGATGGATTAATTGAAGCATTACCTGAACTTATTGATTATATACCTGAAATAATAGATAAAGTAGTTATGGCAATTACTGATAACCTACCAAAATTAATTGAAGCAGGTATTATTTTAATAATCAAACTTGCTGAGGGATTAATAAAAGCAATACCTCAATTAGTTTCTAAAATACCTCAAATAATTTCATCCCTAGTTAAAGGAATTGCAAATTATTATAGTAAGTTATGGGAAAGTGGTAAAGATTTATTAATCAAATTAAAAGATGGTATTATAAATAATTTATCTACCCTATTAAATAAAGTAAAAGAAATCCCTGGAAAAATAAAAGATAAACTTCTTGAAGGTTTATCAAAGATTAAAGATGCAGGTAAAGATTTTATGAATGGTTTATGGAATGGTATTAAAGAAAAATGGGAAGGTTTAAAAGATAAAGTTAAAAACTTTGGTGAAGGTATAGTTAATAAGTTTAAAAATGTATTTGGTATTCATTCACCATCAAGAGTTATGAAAGAACAAGTAGGTAAATATCTTGCTGAGGGTATTGGAGTAGGTTTTGAGGATGAAATGAATACAGTTGCACAAGATATGGCAAATGCTATACCAACAAGTTTTGATACTAACATCATTGCTAATAGTGGATCAAGTGCATCAGTAACAAATACTTATGATAATATGGTAGATGCTTTTAAAGAAGCATTAAGTGAAATGAAGATTGAACTAGATGATGAAGTTGCTGGTAAGTTTGTAGAAAATACAGTTGCTAGGGCAATTTATAGTTAGAAAGAGGTGGTGAGAATGCTTAAAATAGATGAAAATAATAATATTTTTATAACTAGGGGAGATAAAGCAAGTATTGATATTTGTATTCCATTAGATGAAGGAAATTATGAGTTTCAAACAACTGATATTTTATATTTTACAGTTAAAAAGACATATAATGATACTCAACCAGTTTTAAGAAAGATTTTAACATTTGCAGAACCTACAACAACTGCTACATTTATTCTAACAAGTAGTGATACTACATTAGGCCAATTATCTAATTTACCACTTCAATATGTTTATGATGTTTCAATAAATGAAGATCAAACAATAATTGGTTATGATGAAAATGGGGCAAAATATTTAACAATATACCCTGAGGTTTCAAATGGACAATAATACTTTAAAAGGAACTATTTCAAGTAGTTCCTCTTTAAATGGTTCAATCTCTTCAAATGCTTCTTTAAATGGTAATTTAGAAGGTAATCAAGCAGGTATAACAAGTTATGATAAATTAGATGATAAACCACAAATAAATAATGTTACATTAGTAAATAATAAATCATTTTGTGATTTAGGTGCTAAATCTTTAACAAATATGGAAATAGAAAGTTTAATTAATTCAATAGTATAAAGGAGGAGATAATATGAATTATTTAGATGAGAATGGATTAATATATTTATGGAGTAAAATTAAGAGTGCATTACAAAATGTTCAAAATGATATTCCTACAAAAGTAAGTGAATTAACAAATGATAGTGGATTTACTTCAAATGTTGGTACTATTACAGGTGTTAATGTAAATGGAACAAGTGTTGCAACATCAGGAGTTGCAAATATATCAGTACCAACTTCAACAAGCCAATTAAATAATGATAGTACATATCAAACAAAGGCACAAATACAAGCCTTAATTAATGAAGCAGTAGGTGATGTAACAGGTATTGATTTTCAAATAGTACAAAGTTTACCTTCTACTGGTGAACATGGTGTAATTTATTTAGTTCCAGTTAGTGGAGGTGCTAATATTTATGATGAATACATTTATGTTAATAATTCTTTTGAGAAAATAGGATCAACTGATATAGATTTATCTAATTATGTTCAATTTAATGATTTAACTGCAATAACAAATAGTGAGATAGATAGTATTGTTGCTGCATAGGAGTTACTATGGAATACCTAGATAAGACAGGGTTACAATATTACAACTCTAAAATAAATGCAAAGATAAATAATATAAACAATAAGTTATATAGTACAATTGCAAATCAATATTTAAATGAAACCACTGGTTCTATGGAGTTATGGAGTAAAGACTTAAACACCATTACAACAAGTGGTTTTTATAATGCAATGACTTGCAAAAATGCACCATATAATTATGCAGTTTTAATAGTTATAGGGTATTACCTAGAAGGTTATTGTATGCAAATAATTGGAGATGTTACCTCAGGAAACCTTAAAGTTAGGGTTCAAAACAATTATACATGGAGTTCATGGAGAAACTTATTAACATAGGAGGTGGTAGATATGAGAAACTACATAATTTTAAATGGAATTAATTCAAATGAAATAGAAGGT